GTTGCTTTAGATGTAAAAGATACTTTTCTAATAAAAGCAATCATCGCAAACGCATATAAAGAATGTGGTTTAGTTCCACAAGAAGAAAATCTTAATTATTCAAGAACATCTAATGATAGAATTCGTTCTATTTTTGGAACAAGAGTAAGTGGTCTATCTGATGCAGAATTAAATAAAATTAAATCGACACCGAAGCAATTTGCAGAAGTTGTCTATGGTAAGGGAAATGCGTTGGGTAGATCTATGGGTAATCTCCAAGATGGCGATGGATGGACTTATCGTGGGCGAGGCTATATTCAAATCACAGGTAGAAATAATTACAAACATTTTGGCGATCTAACTGGGTTCAATCTTATTCAAGATCCAGATTTACTTATTAATGATAAGAATGTTTCTGCTATGGTGACTGTTACTTTCGTTAAATCTGGACTTAAGAAAACCACATTTTCAAGTCAAGCAGAAGCAGATAGGGCAGTTACACAGGTAATCGGTGGGAATGGATTATCTCTTGATAGAGGATATGGAGCAGAATTATTAACTAAAGTTGGTAAATATTCTACAAATTTAGAAGTTTGATATAAACCTCAATTAAGTTATAATTGATTATGAATAAAATTTATACTAATATTCAATCTTGGGGTAACACACTGTTTGTTCGTTATATCCAAGATTCTAAACGTGATCTCGAAAAAATACAAGACTTTCATCCAAGAGTTTGGATTCCAGCTTCTTCTTCAAAAGAATCTACTGGTTTCCAAACTCTTTCTGGTTATCCTGTACTTGAATTTGATGCAGGTGACATTAGATCGACACGTGATTTTATCACACAAAATCGAGATATTGATAATTTTGCAGTCTACGGTAATATTCAACCAGAATATCAGTGGATATCTGTAGCTTGTCCTGGGGCAATTCCTTGGAAGATATCAGATATTGTAATTGCATATGTTGATATTGAAACAACTTGTGAAAATGGATTTCCTGATATCGGAACTGCTAATGAAGAGGTAATCGCAATTACTCTCTCTTTTTCTAATCTTAAGAAAAAAATAGTCTTTGGTTGTAAAGAATACACAAAAGAAATACAAAATGGAATTTATGTAAAATGCGATTCAGAAGAAAAACTTATTGAAGAATTCTTGAAGGTTTGGAAGAATAACTATCCGGATATCGTTTCTGGATGGAATGTTAAGTTCTTTGATATTCCTTATCTTGTAAATCGTACTGCAAAATTATTCGGTGAGAATAAGATTAAAAATTATTCTCCTTGGAAAATTATGCGCCCAGAAACAATCGAGATAATGGGTAAGAAGCAACAGACTTATGATATGTTTGGTATCGCTATACTCGATTACTTAGATCTATATAAGAAATTTACATACACAAATCAGGAATCTTATAAATTAGATCATATTGCTTCGGTTGAACTTAATCAAAAGAAATTAGATTATTCAGAATATGGTTCTCTACATCTTTTGTATAAGAATAACTGGGAACTTTTCATTGACTATAATGTTCATGACGTAGATCTTGTTGTTGCTCTTGAGAATAAGATGAAACTTATTGAACTGGCTATTACGATGGCTTATGATGCGAAAGTTAATTTTGACGATGTATTCTCACAAGTTCGTATGTGGGATGTTATTATCTATAATCACTTATTAACAAAAGGTATTGTTATTCCTGATCGACAAGAATCTCGTAAAGAATCTATTGAAGGTGCTTATGTAAAAGAACCTATTCCTGGTTTCTATAATTGGGTTGTTTCTTTCGACTTACAAAGCCTCTATCCCCACTTGATTATGGGTGGTAATTTCTCGCCTGAAACAATTGTTGATAAGATTGTCTCTGTTAATATTGATAATCTTGTTAATAAGAATACAGATCTTTCTATTTTAAAAGAAAACAATTGGTCAATGTCAGCGACTGGTCAATTGTATTCAAGAGATAAATATGGGTTCTTACCTGAACTTATGGATTGGATGTTCGAACAAAGAAAGATCTATAAGTCTAAAATGATTCAAGCAGAAAAGGATCTTGAAAAAGCCAAAGCATCTGGTGAACCAATCCAAGATCTTATTAATGATATCTCTAAGTATAAGAATCTACAGATGGCCAAGAAGATTGCTTTGAATAGTGCGTATGGTGCTCTTGCCAACATCTAAACAAAATCTTAAAGACAAATAACAAAGATTATGTTATCGCAATTGATACTGATTCTTGTTACCTAAATCTTGATCCTCTTGTAGGAGCATTCTTCAAGAATAAATCAAAAGAAGAAATTATTATTCTCTTAGATAAGATTTGTTCTGAAGAAATTAACAAGTATATCGATAAGTCTTATGAAGAATTAGCTGATTATGTTAATTCTTATTCTCAGAAAATGATTATGAAACGAGAGGCGATTGCTGATCGTGGTATCTGGACAGCCAAGAAAAGATATATCTTAAATGTTTGGGATTCTGAAGGTGTGCGATATGCAGAACCAAAATTAAAGATTATGGGAATCGAAGCTGTTAAATCTTCAACTCCTTCTTTCTGTAGATCTAAGATTAAAGAAGGTCTTAAAATTATCATGTCAAAAGGTCAAGATGATCTTATTGCTTTTATTAGTGAAGTTAAGAAAGAATTTATGAAGTTACCACCAGAAGATATTGCTTTTCCTAGAGGAGTTAATAACTTAGCAGAATATAGATCTAGAGAAATTATTTACAAGAAAGGAACCCCGATTCATGTAAGAGGTTCTCTTCTATATAATCATTATATAGAAAAGATGAATTTATCAAAAGAATATCGTAATATTAATGAGGGCGATAAGATTAAATTTCTTTATCTTAAAGAACCTAATAATATAAAAGAAAACATCATATCATTTCCTTCTATCTTACCGAAAGAATTAAATTTACATAGTTTTATTGATTATGATATGCAGTTTAAGAAAACTTTTATTGAACCACTTTCTATTATTTTAGATGCAATTAAGTGGAACTTTGAAAAGAAGTCAACGCTCGATTCCTTCTTCGATTAATAAATACTATTGATGGGTCGCACCCTATTACAAACAGCAAACTACAAACAACAAAGGATAAAATATGACAAATAAATTGTTAGATAAGCTCATGAAAGCTGGGTCTGTAAAAAATTCAGATATACTTTCTGAATCTTCTTTCTTCGTTATGAAGGATTGCATCCCGACTGAATTACCGATTTTAAATATCGCATTTTCTGGATCTATAGATGGGGGATTAGTTCCTGGATTGACGATTATAGCAGGTCAATCTAAGTCATATAAAACTCTATTAAGTCTCTATTGTATGAAAGCATACTTTGATAAGTATCCAGATTCAATAGCTCTATTATATGATTCTGAATTCGGTATTACTCCGGAATACTTAGAAATGAATGGGATTGATTCTTCAAGAATTATTCATATTCCAATCGAACATATTGAACAATTAAAGTTTGATATTGTCAAGAGATTATCCGAAATACAACGTGGTGATAAAGTATTTACAATGATTGATTCAATCGGATCTCTATCGTCAAAGAAAGAGGTAGATGATGCGAATGATGAGAAATCTGTTGCTGATATGACAAGAGCAAAATCAATCCGATCGCTCCTGCGTATTATCACCCCACATCTTACTATGAAAGATATTCCTTGTCTTGCTATTAATCATACATATCAGACTATGGAAATGTTCAGTAAAGCTGTAGTCGGTGGTGGAACATCGGTTATGTACTCTGCTAATCAAGTGTTTATTATTTCTAGATCACAAGAAAAAGATGGAACTGATTTGGTTGGTTATAACTTTACGATCAATATCGAAAAGTCTAGATTCGTAAAAGAAAAGAGCAAACTAACTTTCCAAGTTAAATTCAATGAAGGAATTAACAAATATTCAGGTCTAATGGATATTGCTCTTGCATCTGGACACGTTATTAAACCGAAAAACGGTTGGTATCAAGTTGCTGGTATTGAAAAGAATTATAGATTAGCAGATACTAATAATCCTGAATTTTGGGACCAGGTTTTACAATCAGAATCATTCAAGGATTACATAGAATATACATACAAATTAACCCATCGTTTTTCTGAGATGGCAGTAGAAGAAGGTGACGAAAATGAATAATAAGAAAGTCTATATGGCAGATTCATTTATTAATATAATACCTGACCTTAAATGTTCTTTCTGTATTTTACAAGATAATAATAATATTGATGATGAAACTATCTTAATTAAATTAGATGATGGTAGATATAAAGATATAATCATAAGTGTTGCAAATTTCAATTTCCATCCACCAACATCTTCTAGTTTAAACTTTGACTATTCTGTTGTCTATAATCCTTATGATAATATAGCAAATCAGAAGAATTTCGAGACAATTGTTAAGAACGTTGTAAAGAAGATCGTTACTTATGCTATTAGAAATGCGCAGAATATTGCTAAAACTGTGACTGATGAAAATTCAATTCAAAAAAACAAAAGTCATAAAAAAGGGAAGTAAGCTATAATAGTTATAGTTATGAAAATTGAACACCTTATTTTAAAAAATATTGTCTATAATGAAGAGTATTGTAGATCTGTTACACCCTTCTTAAAAGATGAGTATTTCCATGATTATAATGAAAAAGTTATTTTCAGATTAATTAATAATTTCGTAAATATCTATAAAACTAGACCATCGATCGAGGCCATAAAACTTATGGCCTCAGAATCTAAAAAAATTAAATATGAAGAAGTAGAGGCGATTTCTAATCTACTTGATTCTTGGTCAAAAGATGTTGAAAATACATCCTTAGATTTCCTTATTAAACAAACGGAATCATTTTGTAAAGAAAAATCTTTGCATAATGCAGTATTAGAGTCTATTAAGATTATCTCTGATGAAAAGGATAAAAGAGATAAGGGAGTAATCCCTGAAATCTTAAAAGATGCTCTTTCTATTTCATTCGATCCATCTGTTGGTCATGACTTTATTGATTCAGCAGAAGATAGATATGAATTCTATCATAAGAAAGAAGAGCGGATACCTTTTGATATTGGAAATCTTAATACTATTACTTGTGGCGGGTTACCAAAGAAAACACTCAATATTCTAGTAGCTGGTGTGAAAGAATTGCTGAAAGAATTGATGCTAATGTATTAGATATTACTCTTGACACATTAAGAAATATTTCTAAGACACAATTCATGAAGTTGATTTCTAATCTAAAGACAAGAACAACTGGTAAATTGGTCGTAAAAGAATATCCTACTTCTACAGCAAATGCTTCACACTTCAGATATCTTTTACACGAACTTGCTATTAAGAAGAACTTCGTTCCTGATATTATCTATATTGATTACCTTAATATCTGTTCTTCTTCAAGAATCAAGAATACAGGTCTTGCAAATTCATACACCCTAGTGAAGTCTATTGCCGAAGAAGTTCGTGGACTTGCCGTTGAAATGAATCTTCCTATTGTTACTGCTACACAATTTACAAGATCCGGTGCTTCTAATTCAGATGCTAATATGTCTGATGTTTCGGAGTCATTTGGAACTGTGGCAACAGCCGATCTAGTTCTAGCTATTATTAATACAGAAGAGTTGGAAAAACTGGGTCAACTAATGATTAAACAATTGAAGAATCGGTATAATGACGTAACCAAAAATAAAAAGTTTCTGGTTGGGGTGGATAGATCTAAAATGAGATTATTTGATATTGGTGATGTTGCCGTTGATACTGATCTTGGTGTTGGTGGGGAAGATGGGATGGATTCTTATGGTGGAATGAGTAAATCGTTCGGTAAGAGTTCCTTCAATAACTTCAAATACTAATGAAAAAAGGTGGCTCAGAGCCACCATTTTCTTATAACTAGATTATATTTTTAAGTACATGTACTACATAATGTTCTATACCATCCTTTAGTTTGTCCCAATTTTCCAGGACTACCACAAATCTCGCACGTGCGTTCCGATAATGATTCCGCAAAAGAAACTAAATCGTCAACTGTATTATCACCACCATTATAATAGAATCTAAGTCCACCAAACTTTTCTTTAACTTGCGTGACAGTGACTTCTATCTCATTCTTTTCGCAATGTTTATTAATCCTTTCACATAATACATCTAGAATATTAAACCAACCGTCTCCACAGTCAATCCCCCAACACATACAAGTTTGTGAAGGAGGTAGATCCTTTTCTCTGAAAAGATAAGGATATGTATCAAATAATATTTGTTGTAAATCTTTAGTCATATTAATTTCCTTCTTCAAAGAAGATCTTAATCTTATCTAAGAATTCTTTGAATTCTTCTTCATAATAACAATAATCACCTTCCCAATCGTGTTCATCAAACCACTTAGCAGTTTCTTCTTTTGTTCGCCAAGTAATAGAATCTTTCAGTTTATTATATAGTTCTGCTACTTCTTCAAAAGAAGAACATCTTTGTAGTGCATCACAACCAGAACATGAACCCCAACCAAATGAAAGATATCCATATAAATCTTCTTTCTTTAGAAGATACCAAGAATCTCCTTGATATTCGTTAACATGTTTCTCAACTAGGATCTCACCAAGACTTTTTACCATTGGTTCATAATCAGATGGTCCATAAATATAATCATTTTCAAAAACTTCTACTTCTGGATAAATTAGCTGCATTAATTTGATGTATGTCATATATTCCTT